TTGCACACGCAATTTGACATGATACTTAGAGTTATGGTTTATCTTTTGCACCACACTTGCACGCATATGCTATAATCTTTGTGTAGTCAAATTTCAGTTACGGCGCGACGCGCCGGTGAGGTACAACCAATGGATTCAGTAGTTTGCACTCCGCTTATCCCTGATCTCCTTCCCCCTTACAGCTGCAATGAATGCGGACATATAAACATCGCTCCAGACGTTTCGGCGCAATGCTCCAATTGTGACGCGTGCGAATCATGCTGTGAGTGCATTGCATGTGATGAATGTGGCACGCTAAATGCCGAGTCATCACGTTGCGGTGATTGCAGCAAGTGTGAATCGCAATGCTGTGAGTGCTGGACGTGTGGCGCGTGCGACCATACTTTCCCTGACAACAGCCTGCAATGTGACAACTGTCATAATTGCCGCGATGGATGCTGTGAGTGCTGGACATGTCCCAGTTGCGATCGAACGCGGGATTCAGAAGACTCCCCATGTTCTCGCTGCGAATCATGCGAGCGATGCTGTGATTGCGCATCTTGTTCTTCGTGCAGAGAACGCGTGGAAAATACGTGCGGTGAATGCGATCGATGCGACGAATGCTGCAATTGCAATGATGGCGATGATAACTCTGGCTGCTTAATCGATGGCGACTTTCAGTTCCATACGGCGACTAAAACACAGCACAAACTGAATCCCTCAAAGCGTTACATTTCGCTGGAATTGGAAATTGCACGTAGCAACGATAATCCTGATTTTGTTATCGGCGCTGCTAAACGCTGGGGCGATGCGATTGTCGAAGATGGCAGTTTGCCAGATACCGGATACGAGATAAACACCAACCCGACAAGCGGTGACGTTTTCATTGAACATGTGACGGATATCTGCGGCGGTTTAAGGCGTGCTGGGGCGATTGTGGATACATCGTGCGGTATGCATTGCCATGTCGGCGCTGGCGATTTCAGTTACTTCGATCTATTCAAACTTTGCAGACTATACGGCGCAATCGAAGATGGTCTTTTCTCGCTGGTTTCCAAGTCGAGAAGGAACGGCAATCGTTACGCTGAGCGTTGCAAAAGCATCTACAACTTCCGCCACTACACGACCTTTAAACGCGATTTGATTGTCGCGCTATATGGCGAAGATGCTTTAGAGCTACACATGGGATGGAGCATCAAGCGCAAAAAACCGCATACGAATTTTCATCGCGGGAAAGATCGTCTCTCAGCTTCCACCAACAAATATTCATCTGCACGCTATTACGCGCTGAATCTTCATTCTTTTTACTATCGCCAGACCATCGAGTTTCGCCACCATAACGGCATCACGGACGCGACTAAAGCAGCGAACTGGGGAATGCTATGCGCCAGCGTATTGGACGCTGCACAGCGTCTCACACTGCGCGAGATCGATACCTTGATTGCGCAGCATGACTCCTTCGAATTGCTCGTTGCGATACTCCCTCAACAATTGCAGGCATGGACGCGCAACCGTCGCGATGATCTGCGGTAACTACAACTTTTTAGACCTATCAGGAGAACAAAGAATTATGTGCGGAATAGCGGGATTTTTTACAGACAAAGCAACGGACTACAGGCACGCAGTAGCAGCGGCGGTGATGGCCACTCACATGGAAGCACGCGGCGGACATGCATGGGGATGGATGAGTGATAACGAAGTCCGCCATGGGCTTGGAAACATCACCATGGGAATGAGTGTTAGCGCCAAGATGCCGCAGCGGTTCGCCTTACATACGCGCTATGGAACAACAGGAAAAAACACACTGGCAAACGCTCACCCTTTTACCGTCGCAGGTTCGAAGGGCACAGTAACGGGAGTTCATAACGGTATCATCTCGAATCACGCCGAGATGAATCACACGCATAAGCGTGACTGCTCTGTTGATTCGCAGCACATCTTCCATAATCTCGCTAACGGCGCATCCTTGGACGATCTGGAAGGCTATGGTGCGATTGTCTATGCCATCGATGGCAACTGGTTTATGGGACGTTTCAACGAAGGTGAGATGCGCATAGCAGTGACAGACGCGGGTATATTCTTCGCGTCCACTCGCGAAGCTATCAGTGAAGCTCTAAGCTTCGCCGATATCAAGGTAACGCGCTGGCTCACGGTGAAGGACAACACGGTTTACAGCCTGACCGCCAGCGGCATTAAGAAGGCCTACAAAATCGATGCTATGGGCACCAGAAGGCGCTGGAACGATTTGAAGGATGACTACAGCTGGGCAGGATTCGGCAAGCTCGCCACGGCCACGCCAGCGTCGCAGGAATGCGACTTATGCGGCACTCCAGAGTATGACCTATACGAACTGGAAGGGCAGATGGCGTGCGTTGAATGCTACACAGCCTGCACGGATGCACTGCCGCACGGGTATCTGGACGATACCGAAGTGGACGCTTATCGCTACAACACGGACTCACGTTTCGATGTGGACTCACGACTCTAATCACAACCGCCAGCGCTGGGGCGATAACCAGCGCAACAGGAGAACGATGCAAGCACCAGCACAATTCAGGGATTCACACGAAGCACTCGGACGGGCACTCGAAATGCTCGACAACATCGCCAAAGGTTTTAGCTACGACTCCGCAGACTATCTCGCAATGGTGGATATGATGCGCCACACCCACGCTACAGAACAACTCATAAGGGACCTGACAGCATGACACAACCAGAATTGATTGCCGCAGTAAGGGCGCACGCACTGAAAAATTACAACCACAAGGGCTGGGACATTCTCGTTGAATGCTGGGAGGATGCTGACATTATCGATGCTTTCGGTAACTGCACCAGCGAGCAAGGTGCTATCCGTGCGTGCGCCAATACGCTGGGCATCATGGACAGCGTGCGCCGTGACATTCAAGCGGAGGCCTTTTGATGGATAGCAAATATCTCGGAAAAAACATCGCCCTTCCGAAAGACGTACACAACGCGCTGGTAGAAGTGCAAGAAGAATTGAACAACAAACTAGGATTCAGACCCAGCCTGACAGAAACGATTTCGTATCTCATCAAAGCCCATAAGGAAACTAGTAAATGAAACCTTGTCCCATGTTCCGAATCACGAAGGCGCAACAGCTGGCGCTTAAGCGCAAGGCCGAACAGGTGCGCCACTACGATCCCAAAAGCGACTTCGCCAACTATCGTTTCCTTCGCAGGCGCGTGCAGGTGATCTTTGCCAGTGGCGGCGCAATCACAGTTTTTTGGTGCAATATGTGGCTCGCCATCGAGCCAGACGGATACACACACTCGTAAACCGCCAGCGCTGGGGCGATAACCAGCGCAACAGGAGAAGCACTTGAAGTTAGATATTTTTATCCGCGATGAAAACAACAGTTACGTCAACCAAGCCAGCGTAGAGGCCACGGCCATCCACTGCGGACGCGGGGGATGGAACAGCACCACGCCAAGCCAGCATGGTACGAAGATGATCTGGGAGTTTGACGAACAGCGTAGCATCGTTCTCTCCCCCATCCATACGTTGCTGATTGACTCCACACGCTACGCGTTGAACGGTATCAGCCTAGACGTTGCCGCAGTGTACCTCGATCCCGTGCAGGCCACGCCAAAGCCAGCGCCGAGGCCGTTGCTGCCGCTGGGCAAGATAGTCGCTACATGGGCTGTCATGGAAGCGCTGGACAAAGCCAGCCAGACTCCCTCCGATTTCACCTCTCGGCACAATATCGGCGACTGGGGTGACTTATGCGAGGACGATAGGCGCGAGAATGCGCGTGCGCTGATTGCTGGCAATCGCATCATGTCCGTCTACAAAACAAAACTGGGAACGATCATCTGGTGCATCACGGAGGCTGACCGCAGTTCCACCACGCTGCTCCTGCCCAGTGAATACTAGGAGGACTATGGATACCTCAAAAAAGCGATTCACGTACAGCGCCTATGGCTTAGAGGTTCGTCTTGGCGGCGAACTTGTGGCCGAGGCGCGAACCCCCAACATGGCGCGGCGCATAGCCTTCGCCCTCAACAAAACCCGCGAGCAATTCAACGCTCTGCGTAACCCGAAAGAGAACACGAACGATGGCAAGCATATTAAGTAAACGCAGTCTCCCAAATACGAACGGCTGGCAGGATAGGCACGATCTGGCAGTGAAACACCCCCGCATCGAGCACGGCGAATCCATCGCGCTCATGCTGCAATCGTGGTCGTTCTACCTCAAGGGCTATCAAGCGCAATGTCCCGACAACATGCTGGGCGATGACTACGTGCTGGGCGTGGCATGGAAAGACGCTGGCGTGGCGATGCGGCAACTGCTGAATGGCTCATGCGGACGGCTGGATTGTGGCACGCTGGACGGCTTTATCTGCGACACACTACGCGAAGCTGGCTTTGCCGAGGAGGACTACGCATGAGCGGCTGGCTCTTAGATTTTTTCATCGGCGGCGTGATCGCTCTGTTTATGATCCCCCTCATCAAGCCCATGTTTCGTCTCGTCTTCCGCATCCTTTTCGGCTTCTGGTGGGACGACAAACTCTAGTGCTGCTCAAACTGTACTTCTATCCATCTGTCTTTGGTGGTGCGCTGTATCTGCTGGTTATCTGCATTCTCGCACCGCTTCGCCGCTTCATTCATAACTGCAAAAGGAGTAACTAAATTGACCGAATACATTGATTGCACACCTACCGGAATGCAAACCCCTGAAGGCATCCAGCGCGTCAACAAAGCCCAGTCTGCACTTACCAGCGCGAACGCTGAAGTCGCGAATGCCGCAGAGCGGTTTATGTCTCATATCGCATGGTGCAGCGCCGATGAAGTTTGCTTCAACCACGAAGGGGCACGCGACGACGCTGAAAATATCAACGCTCTGATTGAGCGCCGCAACGAAGCGCAGCACGAGTTTCTATGCGCGATCTCTGGACGGCCTAACACACAGCGGGAAGGTGGCCGATAGTGAAGAAGCTATTTTTCATTTTGATTGTTCTCGCCATTGTCTTCAGCTACCAGCAGCGCAAGGATCGCGAGATCGCCGAGATGCGTGAGCAGGTGGAGGACGCGCAGGCGCAGGCCGAAGAGGCCTCCGATCAGGCTGACGAAGCCAAGGATGCCGCCGATCAGGCGCAGGCCGATGCGGAGGACGCAGCCGAAGAAGCAGCCGATGATGCAGCCGATGATGCCGAGGACGCACGCCAGCAAGTAGAGGACGCGGCAGACGAAGCACGCCAGCACGCCGAGGATGCGCAGGATGCCGCCAATCAGGCGCAGGCGTCAGCCGACGACGCCGATGCCAGCAACTCGGAATAAATCAATCCCAACCAATGAATCGAGCCGTGTGGACGATGGTGCCACACGGCTCTTTTGCTTCTCGGACAACTCCTAGCCTCATCTTGCACCCACGGACGCCGCCACGGGCCAGCCAGCGCGTCCTAGACGTGGCCTTTTCCCTGACAGCGAGGGCATACCGCCCGTCGCGCCGGATGCCAGCCGGTTCCTCCGCAGTCGCCGCAGGCGGTCACGATCCCGCTGCCGTGGCACTTGTCACACCTTCTGCTCGGCTTCCGGTTCAACGTCAACCGGCTGCAACTGCACTTGCCTTTACCATCCGGCTGGAGTGCGGCGGCGGCGATGTCACTGGTATCCATCAGTTGAAACCTACAATCCAGCGGCGCACCTCTACGCGGTTGTCGATCCATCCCGGCAAAACCATGAATCCCACTCCAATCCGAAGTCCCGCGTGGTTCTCCAGTTCGGGGTGCTTGCCTAGATCGCTCACCATCGAAGTAAATGCCTGCCGCGTGTCTCCAGCGTCGAGATATTCAAGGGCACGTTTCTTGCACCATTCCAGATGTTCGTCGCGTGTCAGCATGGTCACAGGTCACCACCTTTGTGCCGAGTTATCTCATGGAACGCCATCCAGCGCCACCGGTTCCACGGCTTGATGTGGCGCGGTGGCCGCTCATCGCAGCGGGGGCAGATGCATGGCACACCGAGATGGTTACCGTACCGTCGCGGCGTAAATAAGCCCTGCGACTCGGCGGGTAAACATCCTTGCAGGAAGGTCATGTTCATACGCCATGCTGCGGCATAGTTCTTGGAATCTGCCGAGGGCAAGGGCGAGAGTGGCTTCGGGGATACCATCTGTAGCAACGTGGCTTTCTTCGGCGGCGTGGAGGACTTGGTTTTTGCTGCCGTTGTTGGTGCTGATCTGGATGGCTTGCGTAGGCTCAATTTCTCTCCTTTTGTGGTGGCTCTTGGAATTGGGTTTTGCGTTGTGGCGGCGCGTCATGTGGTGGGCAAGTCCTCCCGGAGTTTGCGCTCTGAAGTCGCAAAGCTGGCATTGCAGCGGATCGACGCTGGTTTCGATCTCTTCCACTTGCGCAGGTTCGGGCAATGCCGGGACTTCTTCGAGCGGGGAATGGGACGCTTTGCGGTGAATCGCCAACCCGCCTTGGTTGCCTGCGATGAATCCGCACAACTGGCATTGCAGCGGGTCGTTGGTGTCGATTGCCACTTCTCCCTTTTGAGCGAGTTTTTTTTGCCGCTCGGTGATCGCGGCTCTCGACATGCCGCTGATGCCGTGGACCTTGCTGCGGTGAACGCCTAGCAGCGCTTTAGTCTTCGAGATGTTGCCGCATTCGGGACATTGCAGCGGGTCGGCAGCGGCCTGCGCTTTCTTCCTAGCCGCTATTACGGTTCGACCCGATCCTAATACCCCATGACTATAACGGCGGTGGGTGCTGAGTCCCTTGGCGGTGTTGTACTCCGCGCCACATTCGGGACACTTAACTTTTGCTTGCTTGGTCGTCAATGAGACTCCTTTGTTTACGTCCTAATTCCATTACCATCTTCACAATCTCTTCATGGCTTGGGTGTTTGCGTCCAAAGTACGGGTGCTCGGTGTTGAACAACTCCATCACTTTGTCGGCAGTTTCGTGATCGAGGTATCCGGTGTAATAGCCGATATTGTGAAGCACGATCCCCCGCGCCATATCGGCATCGTAGTGCAGGATCGAAACCATCTCGTCTACCTGCTGATCGACTAGCTCTTTGGCTCGTTCTTTCGTACCACCTTTGAGCGCATATTTGATGATTTCGGGTAGGCTCATCATGTTTGGTTCTTCTTGAATTGCTTCGCTTTTGGGCAGGTAGAAAAGTGGCTGATCGCCGGTGACTCAGGATCGGGCATTACGTCCATGGGCATGTTCTTGCCTGCCGGTGTCCTCCAAAACTCCATGGGCGCGGCACAGCCGTTGCAGCGGGTATAGGCGCTGCGGACATAGCCGGATTGCTCCATCTCTGCGCGGGTACGTGGAAAAGCCATCGCTATCCTCCTAGTTCACGGTTGCAGGTTCCCACCAGTCATCGAGTACATACATGAAGGACAAATTGCTATGCTCCCGTTCTCCCCATATCACGCTGTCGCCTACGCCCTCCTTGTAGCTCAGACGAAGTGTTTGCGGCTTGATGAATGGGCCTTTGATAGCTACCACCAGCGAATCGATATAAAGGCTGTCTGGAAGATTGAGCGTAGTCCCTCCGAAGCGATTAGAGATGATCTCTTCATAACGCTGTTTTCGCTTCTCAATATCTGCTTCCGGTGGCAGTTCAAAGTGCGCATCAAAAGCATTCAGGTCGGTTACTCGCGTGTCCTGTATCAGCGCCACGGCTACAGCGTTTTCCTGACGTGCGCCTTCTGACAGCGCGGCCATGACGAATTGCTTTTGCTCGTTGCTCGCGAATGGTGTAGGCAGAACCGCCTGCTCGCCATGCTGTCCGATCACAAGGGCAACCGGCAAAAATTCTCCCTTGAATCCCTTGCGCTCCTTGTTCCCTTTGGCAATATCCATCGCGTGTGTCAACAGTTCATCGATAAACTTCTGTGTTATTTCCATGCTTTGCCTCATTTAGATTTTGTTCTTTCTTCCACGGCAGCTAACCGCCCTTCGTGGTTGATGTGCAGGTCGATGAAATGTTGAATCTGGTTTTTCAAATCAACGAAGTCTGAGTCGATCCGGTCAAGTCGCTTGTTGTTCATCCACATCCCAACCAGAACAAGAAAGCACGGGAAAAAGCCGGTCAGAAAAAACGGCATATATTGGATAACGTTCATTACACTGTCTCCTTCTGTACCGGCTTCCGTCGCACCGTGGCGAGCGACTTCTTAAGCTTCAGCGGTGGCCGCTTTTCGCCGTCGATGGCTTCGATCTCGCCGTCGACGAGGTACACCCCGATCTTGCCGGATGTGTCAACCATCTCTACCCATAGCTGGAAGTCATGCTCTGCGGCCATCTCTTCGACAACCTTCATCGAGTCGTCATCGAGCAAGCTGCCATCCTTGATGCGCATGACCCGCAGCTTGGGATCACCAGCCATGCCCATCGCAATCGATACTTTGATCTGTTCCGCGTTCGAGGCCTGCGTGAAGGGTAAACCGTTATACAGCACTTCATCTTCGGCGAAGCCGAGGCCTTTAACCGGATAGTGAGCGTTGGCGATGATGCTTATCGCCTTCTCGCGGTGGCCCTCGATGGCTTCCGATAGCTTGTCCACCGTTTTTGCAATGGTCGCGATCTCGGCGTCCATGTGTTCGGCCTTATCGCGGCGATCGATGGCGAGGTTGACGGCGCGAGCGGCAGTGATCTGTTCGCTCAGTTGCGCGGCGTCCTTCGGCTCTGCCAGTGGAGGCAGCTTTCCATACTCCTCTTCGATATTGGCCTGCGCGTCCTGCTCCTCTTGCATCTCCGTTTCCAACGCGAGCAGTTGTTTCTTTAACTCCTCTATCTTTGTCTGGCGATGGATCGATGCCTGATTCATTCGTGCAATCTGAACCAGAATCCCATCGCGTCTCAGGCGTTCGCGCTCGATGCTCATGTTGAAGTCGGCGACTTCGGCAAGCTCCTGCGTCATGGCGTCGAGGTCGCGCTTCTTCTTCGGGAGGTCTTGCGGTATCAGGATGGCGGCACGCTGGGCCTGCAAGGCCTCCAGTTGCTTCTTCTGTTCGCGGCGGGTGTTGTAGTCGCTCTGCTCGTTGGTGTGTATCTCGTCCAGCACATCGTCGAGATCGAGCAGCTTGCGTAGTTCCGCAGCCTGATTCTTTCGATCCATGCGTAGGAATGCGAGTGGATCGAAACTGATCTTTCCCATAAAGCCATCCAGCACGGCTTGGGGTGTGCCGTAGCGCCTGCCGTCGACAGCTTCGAGGTACATTTCGCCTTTGGTGTCGCCGCCCTCGATCCATTTGCGGGTAACGCGGTACTCACCGAAATCGATTTGCACTACAGCGCTGCCATCGCCCATGCGCACGGGCTTGGCTGGGCCTCCACGCACTCCCTGTAGTGTGAGCATGATGGCATCGAGAACCGAAGACTTCCCTGCCGCATTGCCGCCCGTGATCTTGATAACGTTGCCCTTCGGCTCAAGGTTGAACACCTTTATTTTCTGAAAACCCTCAATACTAATTCCTAAAATTCGCACTATTACAGTCCTTTCTCTTCGCACTCAGGGCAAGCTCCGGTTAGACCTTCACGCAGGCACAGGCCACAAACTTTCATTTCGTTTCCGCAGGCGCAACGGCAGGTATATACATCGCGATCCTCATGGGCGAGTGGCGTTTTGCAATGAACCGCCGCGCTGCAATTCAAATGTTCGAATATTTTTGGGTCAATCTTGTCTAAATGTTCTTGGCAAAAATGCACATAACCTTCGCCCCCGCAGACGCCACATGCAAATGGTGTCTGAACATCGTCGGGATAGCCTTCGCGCTTCTTCCAAAGGATTACTACAGATGGTTCAACGGCGCGACGGCCTGTATTAATGCTTACGCATCGGCTCATTGGGTTACCTGCTTTCTGCCCAGTTCAAACTTGCAGTATTCCTCTGTTGCTACGGCGATGCATCCTTTGAAAACTGCGGGTTCTACTATGCCCATCAGAACCCCCACCAGCAACATCGAGAATCCTGCCCGGTCGTCGGCGTCCTGAAGTGAATCGCATACGGTTTTATAGGCGGCTTGGTTTTCTTTCAGGCGTATCTCGGTAATTGAGTTCAACGTGCTCCTGCTTTCTTGGTGTGGGTGGTGATGGATGGTCGGCCTAAATGTCTTCCACCGTTCTCATAATGGCGCTCGATAATCTCCACGATGATCGAGGCTTTAGATCGCCGCAGCGTCTTGGCGTCGTCTTCGACGTGCTCCAAAATATCGTTTGGTATTCGTATGGGAAGAGGGGTTGTTTTACTCATGCAAACAATGTATCACAATGTATCCTGCTTGACTTACAAGAATACAGTGTGATACAATGTATTCAGGCGTGATCCGCCTAATTCACTCTGGAGTTGACTGTATGTTCCTTCGCAATACCAGCAAGCACCCTGACGATGAGGTGCGTTCGCTGATCGAGTTTGCTGCCAAGCCATTCGAGCTACGCTACGTCTGTGTCAACGTTCGCGGCACATCGCATCCCTTCGCGGGGATGGCCTACCGAGGCGTCCCCCACATGTCCAATGCTCCGCGCACTGCCAAGTATCTTGTGGCGCTACGCATCGGCGCTGCCCATCACTTCATCGAACGCGAGATAACCAACCTGCGCACAAACGCCGCTGGCGAGAAACAGCCTTATGGTGGCAAGCGTTCGCCACTCATCCACTATCGCAGTTGGCGTGAAGCGCTGGTGGCTGTCGCCGCGCATGAGTTTAAACACATCGAGCAATTCCAGACGAAAAAGCCTGCCGCCGAGTGGCAGTGTGAGCGAGCCGCTTTCAATGCCTTGGAACGCTATCGTGCGAACACATAAAAATTCCCCCCGGTTCGAGCCGGGGGGTTCTTATCTTGGTAGTCACATGAAACCTTCTGCGAGGATTGGCTACGATTTTACCGCTTTTCGGGATTCGTGGTTGGGGTCTGTTTCCATCGGCTCTGATACCACTTCCAGTTCGTCAACGTCAGCGCGGACGGCCTTCACTTCCCAGTAAAACTTCTGGCTGGCATACTCGGATCGGACGCGGAATTGCCCGTCCTTAACCCGCGATGCTGCCAGCTTGCCCATATCGGTGTCGGCGTCGTCCTCGAAGAGTTCGGTTAGCTGCACGGTGCGGCCTTCGGGTCGGGTGAGGGCTTCAAAGTAATCAGGTAGCGTGATGGTCGTCGTTCCATCTTCGGCGGTCTGGCCTTCGCCGCGATAGAAGACGGCGTACTCCGGGCCTTCAACGCAGCCGTGATTCAGCATTTTGGTATCGTCCAGCGGGTGAGCGATACGGAAACTCTTGGTTACTGCGGTAAAAACTCCGGCTTTCGTTATCCCGCCAATTTGCCCCGCCGTGCCGTTGCCGAAAACAACTCCCGAAGCACCCCCACCCCAGTTAAGAAGAACGTTTCCCGGAGATGCCCCATTTACTTCTATATTGCCCCCGCCACTTCCAACTATATAACCGGCTCCCGGTAGGTGGAGTGGGCCACCCAAAGTAAGCGCTCCGGTATTATCCATCGTAGCTACGGCGGCTTGCGCTCCATTGCCAAAAAATACATTTGATCCGGAGTTCCAATTCAGAAAGACGCTTCCTCCTCCATTCGGATTGAGCAGTAGACTACTACCTCCTGAACTAGTTATAGTTCCATTTCCCCCGCTACCTAGAGTAAGCACCCCATGAATATTTCCGGTTCCGTTTGCAGTGAAATTCCCAGCAGAGTCTACGGAGCCAACTTGTCCTCCGGCTCCGTTACCAAAAACAGTACCTGCCCCAGAGTTCCAACTAAGAAGAACATCTGCGCCTGCCGGTGGATTTAAAACCAGATTTGAACCGGCTGCACTAGATATTGAAGTGCCAACAGTAATATTTCCATTAAGGTTTAAGTTTCCGGTGTTAGTCAGGTTTGCTATCTGCACTCCATGACCGTTGCCCCAGAATGTTCCCCCTGATCCTGAGTTCCAGTTAAAAAAGATATTGGCTGTCGCGCTTATATAAAGGTTCGTATCGTTACTGGCTTGAATGATTGCGCTTGCAGTGGGGGCGTTGGGAGGGTTTAGCGTTAAGGTTCCCCCGGCTACGTGCAGGTTATTGGCACTATCGAGAAACATGGATGCCGCAGAAGAAGAATTGAAAACCGTTCCCGGTGGCCCGTTGTACCAAAAGAAGCCTCCTCCTCCACCACCACTCGAATTGAAAAAATCAGTCTCGCCTGTCCCGCTTAACATATTCCAACCTAGACTGGTTCCGGCGGCTGGATTGGTTAGCGTGGTTACTGGTGCTGCAAACTGCTGGACGGCTGAGAAGTGATTCGCTTGATTGATTAGCGGGATCGACGCTGCCGGGATCGACGTTCCCCAGCTTCCCGCTCCAGTGCCAACCGGAACGCCAGCCGTAAGCGGCCATGTTGCCAGCGTAGTTGGGTCAATCGAAGCCGTCCACGCTTGGCCGGTGGATCGTGCCAGTCCCACCGGTGGGTAGGTTGCCAGCGTAGCGGGATCGATTGACGGGTCTTGCCATGCGTCGCCTTGGGATACCGGGATACCGATGGTCGGCCACACCATGCCCTGCCCCGGCCCGTCGGGTGTATTGGCGAAGGTGCGGACGGGTGAGTTGTCTACGTTGCACTCGGCCAAGTCCGCAAAATCCGCGCTGATATCGCCTTCAACGGTGAGGTTTCCTTCCGCTGTCAGATCGCCGCTTGCGGTTATGTCGCCGCTCGCGGTTACGTTGCCGATTACGGTTATATCGCCCCCGGCTGCGATACCGTTGGCCACGGTAAGGTTCGGCGCGGAAAGGTCGCCCCCTGCCAGTATCACGGTGGCGTTGGTCGAATCAGTGCCGCCAATAAAGGTTCTGCCAATTGGCACTTGGCCGGTGCCGCTGCTCTGAATCAGCACGTCTCCCGGCACTCCCGCCGTTCCGGCTCCCCGGCCCGGATACCCCCCGCCGAGGATGAGGTTTCCCCCATTGCCGTTGGTGCTGCCTACCGGCGCTCTGCCTCCGTGCGCTCCGGTGATTACTACTTCCCCGCCATTGCCCCCGGTCTGTCCGGTGGTTCCGGTGGTGTCCTGCCCGACGGCTGCGGTGATGCCCACATACTGCGTGTCGAAGGATTGCCCGTTGCCGGTGGTCGGCGCGGGTGGAAGTCCCTCGATGGTGAAATTGAACCCTTGCATATTCAGCACGGTTATTGCCGTCGTGATGCCGTTGACGGAGACAACCGGGATGTAGGTTCCTGCCCACTGGTAAAAGATGGCTGGCCCTACGCGCTCGTCAACCAGAGTGATTGTCGGCGTACCTCGGACGATAGATGCGATCGTATCGACGCCGGTGTATCCGGCTGGAATGATGACGCGAAAGTTCTGGTCGTCATGGGTGGCGGCGAAGTCGACGGCGCTCTGGATGGTCCTGAGGTAGCCTTTGCCAACGTAGAGGGCACGGTTGATCTGCTGGGTTTGTGTGGGCGCGATCAGGGTAGGTTGGCTGCTCATTGGGACTCCTTAGACGAACTTCAAAATGATGTAGACAAACACAGCGACGGAGATCAGAAAACCGATTAGTTCCTCGACGAAATTGGCGCGAATGGTCATGGCATATTGGCCGCGAGAATGTTGTTCGCCATGCCGATAAAACACTGCACGGTTACAGCATTGGGGGCGAGATTGATCGGTGAGGCATTAAGACAGTTCAAGGGCCAGTTGAAGCTTCGGCCTCCAATGGCATCCTGCGCCAAGATGAAGACATAAAGCACGCCGGGAATGGTTCGTTGCACAAGGATGCTGGCGACATTGTTTTGCAAAGTCACCTTCCATGTGACCGCGACGTTGCCGGTGAACACCAGTTGCGACGATGACGGGATTTGCAGAAAGGGCCGGCTCATAGCTCATACCATGTTCCCGGCCCGATGGCATAGAGGCTTCCGCCCTCATCTGCCACGAAGGTCTGGATGGTGTAGGTGTTGGGCGTCTGGTGGATGGGTGTGGTGTTGTAGGCGTTCGCTGGCCAGCCAAACGCATGATTTCCGGTTCCATCCTGAATAATGATGAAGGTGTAGAGGTTCCCGGCAATCATGTTTTGAAAGATCGCCTGTGCCACGTCGCCCGGTAGGGTGATCTGAAACGCGGTGAAGTTGGTTCCGTCGAATACCGGATTCGGGCTTGGCCCCACAATCTGTAACTGTGAAATGATCAGCGGCGGCAGCGGCGGCGGGGGCTGGCCGGGATCGAACGGAAGCATGGTTGATAAATCCCATTCCCCCGGCTCAAAATAATATGCCTCTGTCTGTACGGCATCGCCGTTTCCGTCGCGGGTGGTTATGGTGTAGTACGTTCCGGGTGGTTCGATTAGCTGGTTGCTGTATAGATAAAATTGAAAATTTCCCGGCTCTGGTGCGCTTGATCCTTGTCCTGCTACTCCAATCTCGCTGACGGTAACGCGAGCCATTAATGCCTCTCCGCCTACGGTCGGCGTCTTTGGGCCATAGTTGCATAGTGCCACTTGAAGAGTGCCAAATTCCGGGAGAGAGGCCGTGGGCGTTTCAGCCGTTTGCGGCTGGAATACGATAGCGGCGAGTTTGCCATTTATGGTAACGTCCGGTGCAACGGCCATCTCTCTACCTCATCCAAAGAAATAAAGCTGTCCCACCACGGCAAGACGCGGATGGTTTTTCATGTCCGACAAAATATTTTGCTGAAACCACAGGTTCGTTACGTTATTCAGTTGGCAGTAATAGAGCGACTTCACTACGCCCTTAATGCTTCTGATATTGACTCCATCAGCGTTTGCGGTGCCGTAATAGATATCGTCGATCTGCGAGATGATCTGACGAAAAGCAGGCTCACGGGTGTCATACTCGAAGCGTTTCTCATGGACGGTGCCACGCTTCGATGGTGCATCCTCGATCACCCTGCGCCAGTCGCCACCGAACCAGCCTTCGGTGACGCGGTTGGCGATCACCTGCGCGATGGCAAGCGCACAATCGGTCCCGCCATACCGATAACCTTCTTCGACGGCGAAGTTCGCCAGCAGCGCCATGATGTAGTTCTCGTATGTCATCGGTTGGTTTCTTTTTCCTTAATCTCTTTATGGACGGTGTAGAGAATTTTCAGCACCAGCACCAGCAAAACCGAGTTCTCCACACCGAAAATTCCAATAATTGAATCGGTGATGATCGCCTCCGGTGTTGTCATGACTTCTCCTCCATCCGACTCCATTTTTTCCATGCCTGTTCGAGCTTGGTGTCGTACTTGTTGGCGGCAAAAGCAGGCCCGTTATACCGTCGCGCAAAAGTTTCCCAGTCATGATTGCGTAAAGCTGTGTCGAGCTTGTTGTTTTTGACGAAGGCCACAAAGGCGTCGAGGTGTAAGCTCGCCCCTTTATGCATAGCCTCCACAAAACTCTGAACTGACGGATAGCCGACAACTCCGTAATTGCTGCCGAGTATCTGAAACATCCCCCATGATGCGGACTTGTGCGCTGCATCCCAGTCGTGGTTGGCGGCATCCTCCAGCCGCTCATGCTGGGCCGCGCCAAAGCTGCCGTAGAGGCTTCGGTCCCACTTGGGTACAGACAGCGCGATTCCGTTGCGGTCCTTCTCCAAGCTGTGCCTGCCGTTGGTGAGGCGATGAAAGACGTGGGCCTCATAGAGAATCCGCGGCCTTCCGTCGGGCAGAAATGCGCTGCCATTGGCCTCGACTTCGGCGACCGCCCGTATCGTCGCAACGTCGCATTCGAGCGTCTTCGCTGCGCGTTCAAAATCTTCGTCGCTGAGAACTGTTCGGCTCACGCTACCCTCTCATCGTTCTTCTCTTTCTTTTCGATCAGCCCCATCCTGAATTTGCGGTGATGCTGTAGCTTCTCGCGGTAGAGCAGGCTTACCGGCGATAGCGGCACGGGGCCGAAGGCGCGATTCACCTCGTCTTCGGTGAGCACATCGGCGAGGATCAGCGCCATCATCGCCGTCCTCCATCCGCGATAGCGTTCCGTGACCGGCACATCGAACTCGTCAAAATGCAGCAGGCTCCATTCCGGCCCATAGGGATATTGCAGCGTGGTTACCTGTTCACGTTTGCGGATACCGTGCTTGTCTGTAACCCATGCGCTTACCCCTACCCTGCCGCGTACCGCAACATCAGCCAGCCACAACCGGCCGATGGAGCGCTCGCGTTTGATCTGGACCGGCTTGCCGGTCTTGTCATCGATCTGCCAGACATGGAAGCTGGGGGCCTCGATGCGTGCGTCGACGCCAGCCTGTTGCAGCCTGCGGAAGATTTCGTGGGGATGCAGGATGCGCACCAGCCGCATCCGCTCGTTGTCTTCTCCCATGAAATGCTTCTGCTCTTTCCAGCGCCGGTCAGCGGCGGCGAGATAATTGCGCTCGTACTGGATATAGATAGCCTCTTCCGTCTCTTCGGTGGGCTGCTTGTCGAGGACGGGTCGTGAGTTGTACTCGTCGACGATTGCCTGCGGCAAGTCCATCTCCTCGTCATAGGTGGTGGTAACGCGTTTCAGGTTCGAATAGATTTCACTGACCTGTGGCATTGGCATCTCCTGTAGGCGCTGGCGGGTTGGTGCGCTGCGATCCGGCTGCGATGCCTGCCAGCGTCATTGCCGCCACGCGTGACGGCACTCGATTGCGGACGGCATAGAGAACCTTCCCGGCGAACGCCGGGTCGTTGGCCATGCGATTGATGATGAACTTGCGCGATCCCGTGATCGATGCTTCGGCGATAGAGGCCGGGAGTGCTGCCACTCCTACGGCGTGGCCTAGCGTGTGGTACAGCAAACCCGACATCATGGCTCCCTGTAGACCGTGTAGGTTGATGTAGTGGCGCTTGTACATGGCGGCGATATTTTTGAGTAGTCCCTGTACCTCATCCGCACCAGCCCTTGTCCGCATCTGTTCGCCCACCTGAATGATGTGGTTCAGGCCTTGGTCGCCGAGGACGGGATTGAGTACATCGCCATATTGCGAACGGATTTTTTCAACGTCATCGGCGAGTGTAGGCAGGCGGCGCGGAACACTGGGAATGCCGGTTGCCGCTTCTGCTTCCTTGCTGAGGGTGAGGTGCTTGTTCATCATGTTCTGAATCGACTTGAAGGCGTCGGACAGACGTTGATCCTTAAGCCCCTGTTCGGCTTCGGCGGGAGATAGATTGTTGGCGATCTCAGGGTCTTTGAAGATGGCCTGCATTCGCTGGTTCACATCGTCGATCTTGGCCATCTGTTCGGCTTGAATCTGCGGCACTCCCGTATTGCGATCAAAGGCATCCTGATATCCCTGCCGCTCATTGGCGAGATCGAGGTAATCGCCGCGTACATCTTCCGGCAGTTGCGCCAGCGTCCGGCCTGCGCTGATACGCATATGCTCTGCCGCATCGCCGAAGCTGTGGGTGTTGCCAACTAAATCTTCTACCTCATGCGCCGGGATGTGAGGACGGTTGACGAGGTACTGTTCGTGGCGGTCCAGCTGGCCCTTGAGATCGTTGTAGACGGATTGGATTTGCGCATCCTGTTGCGGCCCCCAGTCCTGCGATAGCCAGTGCTCGCGAAGATCGTTGAGTCCGGCGCGTGCCTCGCCGGGAGAAAGCGATTGTCCGCTGGGGGAGATGTAGTTCCATGACGGCTGCGCACCATGGGTTTGCAGTGTGTTCTGAAGGTCATTGACTTGCTGTTGCAGTGCTTGTTCTTCTTGGGGATCATCGGTGGCCAGTAGACGCTGCTTGAGGTCGGCCAGCACGGGCCGCGCTTCTTCGGGCGTAGTAAGGGTTTGACCATCGGGCATGGTGTGGCTGAACTCTGTCGGCGCGATCTCGCCTGCGGTGATGGTGGGTTCGGCAACGTCGGCCCCACGGGCTGCGTTCGATGCGTTCAGCGCATTCTCTAGGCCGGTGCGTGCGAGGTTGGGATTGAGTTGTCGGAACGCTGCGGCACGCTCGGCGCGAACGGCTGGGTTGGTGGCATAGGTCGAAGCTTCCTGTTGCAGTGGTGTGGCAAGGCTCTGGCCTTCCGGTCCTACGGCTTCAGACGCGAGGCGGCGGTAGCTTGTGCCTGCAACATTCTCAATGGTGGGTCTAAGCTTGTCTGCAACTCTGCTGAAGCCTTCGCGTGCGGCTTGCAGGCCTTCGGCTCCTACCCCCATAACCCCGCCAACGCCTACGCCCAGCGCTGCATCTCGCGCTGCCTGTTCGGGGTCATTGGTCTTCACTAAAGTTTGCGCGCCTACTTCGCCGCCGCCCTTGAGCGAGTTAAGGCCGATGCGAACCAGTTTGTTGATGACGGGATTCTGTTCCAGAAACTTGCCTTGCCGTGCTGCCTGCGCCGCGTGTTCTGACCACGATAAGGCTTCAGACCCTTTCGCCTCTGCCGTCTCTGGCAAGGCTAGGAGTTCGGCGACGGTTTCGCCCACATCGCCCACTTTCTCCCAGCCATGCGTTTCGGTATTGGTACGCAGCCAATCGGATACCTGTTTGGCGCGATTGGAAACGGCGGTTCTGGCTGCTTCCGGCACTGGGTTTGTCATCACGCCACCCGGCGTGTAAGGGCTTCCGATGATAGGTTGGGTCAGCACTTGATTCAACTGCTCGATGGCGCCAGCGCCGGTCTTCTCCAAGCCCTTCATTGCGCCGCTGGCGATCTGCATACCGGGGGTATTCTGAAGCCAGTTAACTTCTTTCCCCAGCAGTGATAGCTGCGGCTGGGTTGACGGGTCAGGAGCGAGTTGTCCGCCAGCCTGTAGAGCAGCGTCTTTCTGGCTCTGCGGTACATAGCGCTGGGTACCCGATGGATCGATCATGCTGACTGCCGGTTGGCCTCCATTCTGAAGCGCAGCCTGCGCCTGATCGGGAGGAATCATCCTTATGGTTCCGGTGGGATCGAAGATCGGTACTGGTGAAGTAGCCATAGTGTTTTAGCGTGTTGCCGGGTGCGTCGGGAAAGCATTCCAGTTGAAGCCTCCCGCTGGGTTGTTGGATTGGCCGGTTGCAGGTGGCTGCTGTCCTCCACCGCCTGTAGCCTGAGCAGGATGGAGTTGCTGCATGGCATAGTCATATAGACCAACGTTGCGCAAGGCCTGTACCGCTCGCGGCGTGAGTTGAGTCGGCGACTCCTGCCCACCTGAAGCTTCGCGGAAGGCTTGGAACACGGGCGCTAATCTGTCGATAGCGGTGTGAATGATCTGCTTGGAATTTTCCCGCTGCTGGGCTGGCGTCTGTGCCGCATTGAGGCTCTTTTGCGCATTCTCTTTCTCTTCATTATTAAGAGCGCGATTATTGGAGAGCACATTGCCAAACTCGGATGAGGTGACGCGGGTTCGCATCTCCGCTGGTCCTACTCTGGTTCCACCCAAGACATCTTTCTCAAGCTCATTGATAGGTTTATTGAGATAAGGGCTTCCCGTCTGTTGCAATGCATTGGCATTATCGACAACATCGGCGGTATGTGCGAGAAGGGTGCTGAAGCCCTGAATCTTCTGTGCTGCCGCACCATTGCCGCTATAGTCGCGTACCGTATCCTGCTTGGCTTTGAATCTTGCCGTTGCATCGGAGATATTGAGCGGCGGCAGTCCGTTTTCGATACCATACTGTCGCGCTGCCGCATAAACCTGCGGCCAGTCCTTTCGCGTGCGTAGCTGGCTGATATCAGCGCGGCCTTCATAAATGTCCTGTCCTAAGCCTGCGTAAGGGCTGTCGGCTCCGGTAGCAGTCAGCATTCGCTCTTGCGCACCATGCAATCCCGCTTCGGCGTTACTCGCTCGTATCTGCGCCTGTATCCTTTGTTGTTCCAGCGGAGCGTTCTGTACCTGCTGTCGTCTTTGTTCGGCCTGCGCCTGTGCATCCTGCGCTTTGGATAGCCCACTTACGTTTTCCAGTAGTTGCTTGTTCTCATTCGCCAGCCTCGCGTTTTTTTGCGCTCCGGTTTCGCTGTTGGCCGCAATGTCGTAGGGCGTTTTGACAATCTTCTGCTGGTCGTCGGAGAGACTGTAGTTATAGCCCACGGCAGGATTCGGGTTGAGCTTGTTCATCTGGTCTTCGGGGATGATCCATGCCGTTGGAGGGCCACTGGAAGGGTGATGAATATATAGCTGTCCACTGGTGACTGCCTGCTGCACCTGTTGATTGCTGTTGTAGGTTTTCGCGGCATCCTCGATGCTGGCGGCGGGTCCGACTGGGATCAGGTGGGCTTGAGTCTTAAAGGCGTTGAACTGGGCCTCGCGATCTTCATCATGTTCGCCTGCGAGATGCTTGTGATTCTCCAGTTCCCAAGATGAAGCTAGGTTCTGCTGATTCATATAAGCGATGTTGGCTTTGAGCAGTTGCGCCTGCTTGTTCTGGTCGTTGTACTTCTGCGCCATTGCTGTCGTCTGATCGATTTGCTGCTGGGGCATGGCAAGGCCAGAGAGTATGCCCGTCGATGCGGCGCGTGCTGTACCACCCGGCCCTTGTCCCACGGCAAAGCCCTTGGCTGCGCCTGACAGCGCCGCCTGTGCGATCCGGCCCCATTTCTCGCCCGTGGTCGCATCCTTCTGCGTAACGTCCACGCTGCCGTCAGGGTTGCGCACCAGATTCAGGGTCTTATTGCCTCCGAGGATATCGGCCACGGCATTGAGCGCGTTCGCCAGCCGGGAGTGGTGGACGGCGGCGGCGTGCAGTTCGGGATCGCTGGTTACGTTGGTGGTGGTGGGTACAAAAGCATTCGGGTCTGGCCCCTGCGTCACCGTGGGTTGAGCAGCAGCCGGGAGATTGGGCACTTGGCCTTGGCCCATGGTGGCGGGGTTCACATCCATCGGCGTGGGTGAAGCTCCGGTGGGAGTCCATGCGTTCGGGTCATTGGTCGCAAGCGGAGTAACTGGATCAGCCATTAGAAGCCTCCATACTGGACCGCTGCGGTTGCTGCCGGGTTCAGCGCCTTGGATGCGAACAGATTCTTGATTGTGCTCATCGCATTCGGATTAGCCACGGCCATGCCGCCCACATTGCCGAGTGCGCCGATAGCGGCGTTCCAGATGGAATTGCTCTGCTGGGCGATATTGTTCGCGCTGGTAGCTGCATCCGATCCTGCGGTGCTGCTGGCCCCGGCATAGCCCAGCGGATTGATGAGGCCTGCGGTATTGCCGAGGACCGAAGCTGCGTTGGTCCAGTTCTGATAGCCCTGCGCATAGGACTGTTGCAATCTTTGGTTCTGCTGGGCGCTGCGCTGGGCGGCGGCGGCAGTGGTGTTGCCTGCGAGGATGTTGGCATCGACGCTCGATGGCAACATCTGATCGCCTCCCCCGCGAGCGGCAAGCTGTCCTGCGGTGGCCTTCTGCGCGGCGGCATAGTTCTGTGCGATGTTCTCGGCATCAGTGGTGTTGAGCGTCGTCATCTCGGCAGGAGAGAAGCCCTGCTGGTTGGGGCCTGCTTGCAGGATGGGAGTGAAGGCCGAGGTAAGCGCCCCGGTGATGGCCTGATCCTGCCCGAAGGTGGTGTTGTAGTTATTGGTCAGCGTCGTATACATCTGCTGCTGCGCTGCCGAAATGTCTTTTTGCTGCTGGCTGGCTCCGCACATAGGCCTTCATCCCTCCTTTTCGCAAGGTTGTGGACGGTGGTGCCACAGCCCATCTACACCTCTTACGCCCGTTGGGGCGGGTAATGACCTGACAAGCTCCTGATTGGAGTCTCTGAAGCCGAGGCGTCTTTTGGCCATCAGGCGCAGTGCCGGACCCTTGGTATCGAACACAATCTCGCGGAAGTGATTTTTGATTAGCTCGGCTTCCAGCCACGCGAAGCCTTTGGTCAGCACCTCGCGGTTGGCGAGGTTGTCTTGCTTGGCAAACTGAAGGCACAGCCGGACGGCGGTGTTGGTGCGGAAGTAGAGCAGCACTTCGCCCTTGGCATCTTCAATCGCCCACGAATCTTCGCCGGGTACGAGGTCGAGGAAAAAATCGGCGTTCATGCAGTCTTGGTGGTAGGGATCGGCGGCGATGAGTTGATCGAGATAAGCGCGGTCGTTTTCGTCGATGCGACGGACCATGTAGCCATCGAATTGGAAGGCATAGTTGTTCATGTCTGGCTTCCTCCCATGGCCGGAAGGATGCGGTAGGTCGGGACATTCTTGCCTCCGTAGAACTGGCGCTGTAATCCGTCTGATCGTGACGCCAGTGCAGGCATCGGCGAAAGCATGATCGGCGAGCGCTGGGTGCGAGTATCGACGGGAGATGGCTTCGAGGCTGGCTGGCGTACTACCTGCGGTGTCGGCTGGACGGGTTGCCAGCCCTGCATGTTGACTGCGGCGGATTGTCTGAGCGTCGCCATTATTGTGCCTTCATCTCCTGCCACGTCTGTCCGAAGATGGTGAAGGTCAGCAATTCGTTGGCGGCATCTTCGGCAGGCCAGTCGATAGCGAATTGGAAGTGACGGCACCAGCACGGGCGCTGGTTCTGCATCAGCGAGTGGCGATTGCTGTACAGGCTGGTGCTGGGGGTAAGGTTGGGCGGGTCTTGCCGGGTGCGCGGCACATCCTCAAAGGTGCCCTCGATCTCGCTCATCAGGATCGACAGCGCCGGGGGTGTGCCTTCAGCAAAAGCTTCCAGCGTCATCCACGCGAGGCCTGCCAGTTGTCCCGGCTCTGCCGCGACGATGGAACCGAAGACGGTATGCGACTCATACGGTGTTCCGTTGTCTGTGTTCACCGTGATATCGCGCTGTAGGATCGGGCCTCCGCTGGCGGGTGGACCGATCAGCAGCTTGTACTGTCCCGGCGTTACCTCTACCGATTGCACCGCGCTCATGCCGCTCGCGATTCGCGCCTGCGGACTCCAGTTCGCGCCGTTCTCCGGTGCCGAGGTCGGGGCCAGCCGATACCAGATGCTTGTGTTGGCGAGATACATCGCCGTCTCGCCGCTGCGCTCCGAGTGGAAGGTGCAGTAGGCAGTACCGGGATCGAAACTCTCAATCTGGTCGGCGATGGGAAAGCTCGACTCGACGATGCCGGATGAGGGATCGAGCGAGATCACCATTCTCTTCCCGGTGAAAAGGTAGGGGGTGGTCAGGTGTACGGTGAAGGCGTCATAGTTGAGCAGCGGGATGTTCTCTATATAACGAGTGATGAAAAGCGCCACCGAATCGCCATCGCCTTGGATGAGGTACACATCACGCACGGTGAACACATGCAGGCCGATGGGACTGGTCCACAGGCGCGTGATCTTGGACTGGCAGGTAAAGGTGGTATTGAATCCGGCATTGCCGCTCGATCCGCTGACAACGGCATCGGGTCCGCTCGATCCATAGACCACGTTGCCCACCGCCGCCCATATCCGGCCAAGGTGATATTCCATGCAGGTTGCGCCAACGGGCAGCGGCGTACCTTCTCCGTTAACCTGCGCCTGTATGGAGATATTTAGCTGGGCATCGGTCTTGGTGTCACCATAGCCCCACGTACCGGAGCCGCTAAAAGCAATTTCGTCGACGTAGAGGAACGTTGATCCTCCATGCAAGGTGCGATAGATGACGATGGTATCTACCTGCGGATCGGAGGAGCCGTTTCCGGTCACGTTGACTAACTGCCCGTTACTGCTGCCGATAACGGCGCTGGCCGGAGACATATTCGATATGTCATCCGTCTGCGAATTTTTGTAGGCGAAGCCATATTGGACCGGCCCCACGGAGCCAGTCGTCTGCCATATAGCCTGACCGGCGAGATGGTTGCCGGTCGGGTCTGTCGTGAATCCGCTTTGGACGGAATTGAAGCTTGGTGCTGTCGATCCCGTCTTGCCTGCCTGCATACAGGTTTGAACATTGCCATTGGGATCGATGATGGTAGTGATTATGAGAACCGGCGTGTTATCGCCTATGTTGGCGCGATTCATATACAGGCCGACATTGAGCCACTGCACGCCACCATCTTGGGTGATGGAAGTTAGACCGGGTTGAAATGGAGGTGCGGATGCAGCTAGATTGCCAGCCGTTTGGGCCTGATAAAAATATCGGTTCCCATCGGTTGCGGCAATATAGATAAGGTCGTTAGGGCCGTGCGCTGCGCTGGAAACCCGCACCCCATTACCTTCGTTCTCCCACGTTACCGTGCCATCGGTTGTGCCTTGGAAGGGATTCGGGTTCCACGTTATCGTGCTTGCTACTCCGGTTATCCCGCTAAAACCTGTTTGTCGTTGAATATTGCCGTTGGGATCAACTATGAGGACGCCAGCCTGCGGCGTGACACGGGAGAAAACCGTGTTGGGTTGCCAACTCCCATAAGCGTTGTAGACTCCGAGGCTCGCCGATGGCGCGGTAGTGGGTGCGACGATGCCCCAGTTCTGGACAACTTCGCCGGGGTAGTTCATCTGTTTGTTCTCGAATCCGTTGGTGAAATAGAGATTGTTGCCCACGCCGAGAAAGAAGGTGGGACTGCCAATGGCGGCGGGGGATTTTTGCCAGATCGCGGTTTTGGTATCGGGGGTATTCGAATTGCTGGTAGCGTCATACACCGTAGCTGAGGTGTCGACGAGCACCCTGATTGCCTCTGACGTCAGGGTGAAGGTGTTCCAAGCATAGAAGCGCGTGATGGGCGGGAAGACTTGGTGGTTATAGATACTCATTCCCGGCCTTCGTTTCAAGGTCAGCCGCGCCGTGATCTCGCTGTTGTAGCCATCGATGATGGAGTCTTGGCGCTCGCCGTAGTAACGCGCCTGATCGTCGGTGGTGGAGGCATCGCGCAAGGGGCTGCGATTGGTCCATATTCCGGTGAAGATACGGCTGGTTTGCAGGGGCGCAAAATTACTGGGTTCGCTGGCGGCACCGGCCATGGTGAGTGCGCTCGGCATCAGGCCACCTCCATGTAAACTGAGGAGGCCTTCTTTCGAGGCGGCATGTTTTCTCTTCGAGCGAAAACAGAACCGGGAGACAGTCTTAGAAGACCATCTCCCGGTTCCATCGAAAGGAGGTGCTTTATGGAATTGGACTTGAAACTGCGAGTCGATAGAAGACTCGTACTACTAGCCGCAATCGCGTTACTACGATTGCTTCTATAAGGCTTCACTAACCCTCGATGCGGTGCCTGCCGCGTCGAGGCCTTTATTATATCAAAGCCTACTTCGGTGCCAACCCCCAGAAGATGAGCCAGATGCCCCAAACAAATGCCAGTAACAGCACCATCGCCAGCAGATATGTGATTCCTGAATCGCCCCTCATAGTGGCCTCTCATATCTGCCTCGCGGCGGTGCCCTGCTGCACATTGGCCTGCGCTCGCTGCGGTGCGGTCAGCACTTCAGTCCAATTGCCTAAGAAGATGTTGCGCTGGGTTGCCGTCAAGCCGTCCTGAGCGCCCAGCAGATGCGAGGTGAAGCGCTGGGCGAAGATGGGGAAGCGTGCATCCTTGGTCAGCATGGCGACGTTGGATAGAAAGCCCCAGTCGTAGATGTAGCTCAGATAGTCGGGAATCGGTGTCCATGACGATGCCATCGATGACATCCACATAGCGGCAAGCTGGAAGAATCCGTTAACCGTATAGGCCTTATCCGGCAGGGCATTGAGCCGGAAGAGAACGCTGTCGTCATCGATCTGTTGGGCGGCGATCGAAGCTGGCCGCTGCACATGGCTCTCTGCCGCCAGCCCCAGCACGATCTTGATTTCGATGACGTTGCCCTTCTCATCCTGTACCCATACTTTTTCCAAGAAGCCGAAGTTGGGCACGGTGACGGTGTAGTTCTGGTCGCCGGTGGTGTTGAAGCTGAAGTTGCCCCGGTTCCACGCCCATGTGAAGGGCGCTCCCAGCATGGTCTGTTTGGTGAGGTTGGCGGCAGTGATCGCGGGTTCGCCGTTGGAGATATTGACCGGCTGATATTCGAGGAAGGGCAGCGAGAACAGAGCGCTCGACATGATGTTTCTCGTTGCACCCATCAGCGGCCTCCCCACTGTCGCCAATACGGATTGCCGGGGCCGGGATCGCTGAAGTATTCGGGCGACAGCAAGCCATGGGCGGGATAGAAGACATAGGCCTCGTCCTCGTTGGCTCCCTGCGAGAGGTTCTGTTCCAAGTCGTTCTGCCACTCCTGCTTCAGCTGCATGTAGCGAGCTTTGACTACGGGGTTGGCCGAGTAGCGGTGAGCATAGGCGACGCAGCCTTCGCGGAAGTATTTGGCATCATCGTTGGGAACGGGATCGAGCGTGTCCTGCATCGTCTCGAAGTAGGGTCCGTTGCCCTGCGCAAAAACGCGGATAACCCATGTATTGCCGCTGGAGTCGGGAGGCCGCGGAGACAGCCGGAAGCCCTGCGCGGTGGGATGGGCGACGGTCCATTCGCAGGTGCCGTCCGCGATGACGGCACCCACGGGCCAGTCTTCATTCCAGTCAGGCGGGGGATCGTCGGGATCGACAACTATGGGTGCTACCGGTTCCACCAGTCCGGTGATGCCCCACTGGGTAAGCACCAGAATGTTGCCATTGGCATCGAGGATGTTGGTCCACGGATTATGCGGCGTCTGCGGTTGCCCGATGGGATTGGTGTACTTCACTCCCGGCCCCGGCCACACCCCTTGCTCCAGCTGGTTGTTGGGTAGCCAGCACAGCTTGGTGGGCCAGCCTGCGGCCACGCTCGACATGGGAAGATCACGCACCACCTGAATTGGCCATGTGGGCGGCGGGATGTTGATTGAATTGGCATCCATGCGATAGGCGTTTTCCAGCCATCCGATGTTGTGGATGTTCAGGCTGGCATAGTCCTGTTGCAGGCTAATCAGGACGAAGGGTTGAACCTTGATGCGATTCCACTTCCACGGGAAGCGCGGCGAGAACATATCAGCGGCAACATCATTGGCGATGGTGAGGGCGGGTTCGGACGAAAACCCGCCCGTCGCGGTGAAGACCGTCTGCAAGTCTCCGATCGCTGATACACCATCCATAATCATCTGTAAGGTGATGCTGCTGTTGCCCACGCCGCCACCTCGTTACTATTTGGCTTGCTGGTCTTTTTTCTCTTTGTCTTTTTCGTCCTGCGTGCGCTTACGCCGAGTGGCTGCGTCCTCCGGTTCTTCGTCTTCTTCTTGGCTGGCTGGTTCCGTCTCGGTGTCCGGTCCCGCGATGAAGGAGTCATCCACGGTGTGTCCGCGTGCCGCCAGTCGACGTGCTCGCTGTATCTGCTGGCGCTGGATTTGGGTATCTCTGGCGTGCTGTTGATCGTGCAGTTCGATTTCAGCGATAGCGCTTTCCATCGAATTAGCTCGCATCTCGTCGGGATCGAGCGCGATGGCCTGTGCTTCGGACAGTTTTTTGTTCTTCTCCACCATGCGAGCGTTGATCTCATCGTTGGCGGATTCATTCTTCTCGGCCTGATCGATGAGGTAAGCGCGGCGGTCACGGATGGCCACCTGACCCACGTTCTGAGCGAAGGCGATATCTTCGGGATCGATCCTGCCTTTTTCGGGATCGCCCCGCTCATACTCCTGCTCACGGGCCTGCCCGTCATTGTTTTCCGACTGCGAGTTATAGCCGCTGGTGGTGGGTTCCTTGTCCGAGTGCGCCCGTTGATAAGGCCTTCTCGTCTCATCGTCGCGTTCTGGATGAGGTCGCCGTCCACCAAGTTCCTGACTTACCCTGCTCGCGGTCTGTGGGCCGCGATCCTGCTGCCGGTTTTCCTTGTTGTTGGAGACGTTCGGATCGACTACATCTGCTGTCATGGGGTGTCTCGCTTTCTGCGTTGGTTTCTTGCCGCGATGGTGAGCTTTGGTTTTATGGAGGGACATGGCGTTATGTGCTTTCCAGTGCCACTTCGGGGTTGCCACGGACGAGCATGAACAACTGCGATCCACTGGGTTCGTTGTCAGTCGGAAACGCCAGCGCCTCGCGATAATCCTTCATCTGCCGTGCGTAGGTTTTGCGGTCTTCGAGCGAAGCGCCGCGCTGGTTCAGTTCAGCGTCGGGCTTGCGCCACAGCCTGATACAGCGCTGGCAGGCGACGATGGTTTCGCCGGTGGGCAGGGTGTGTTTGATGACGGCATAATTGGAGTCATTGCCGGAGAACATCATCTCCACGCCCCTGCCGCCCTTCTTATGCGTGCAGCGCGATTGGGTTTCGTGTTCCCGCTGTCGATCTGAGGACAGCGAGGTTTCGACGGAGCGAGCGCGGATGAGTCGGCGCTGCTGGTCGCCGCGAAGTTGCTGCACCCGGTAGCGTGTCTCTTCCAGTTGCAGCGATTCGAACTCTTCGGTAACTTTCTTTCTGTCTATTTCGTTTCCCATAAAATCCCCCTTGAGTTAGTGGAATGGGTGGAGGAGGAGTCAGCCGCTCCACCCTGTTGTGCGTACTGCAATGCACAACTTCCAGCTTCAGGCGATGGTGGATACAGCATCGATGTAGCGGATACGCGCAACCGGGTCCGGTGGCAGCGTGCAAACGTACATAGAATTGTAAGAAGCAAAGCCCCCGATCATCCTCGACGGATCGTACCCGGTAGGCTCTGTCAAGCGTCTTATCCACACCTGCAAATTGCGATAGCTTCCATCTCCTATTTGGGTGTGATCGGTGCCACCAAAACTGACGCCGATGATGCCGTCGCGGCCTACGATATAAGTACGCAATGCCGTTCCCGTGCCGCCGTCATAGTTGGGCGTCTTGTGGACGAAGGTGGACTGGAAGAAGACCACGCCACCCCAGTCGATGACCGGGATCGCGTCGCCATCTGGACTTGGCAGTTCACGCAACTGTTCCGATCCCACCGCAGTACGCTTTAAAACGTCCACCATGGAGTTGTTGCTTTGATCGGTGAGGATATCTCCCACCGTGAATGGGTGCATGATGCCGAAATATTTGCCATCCATCATGGGCAATGCATTGACGCCAGCGAGCGACTGCACCGCAGCCGTCACATCGGTCACATCGAGGGGCGTGGTGGCGTCCTTCGACAACACATTGACTAGGGGATCGACAAGCGATGCTGCATCCGCTGTGTTCTGGATGAGCATGTTGATGATCTGTGCTAGTCTGTACGACATCTGAACGCCAAGGGCTTCGAGTGTGGGATCGATTGCGGTCCCTAACGCGTAATCCGAGATGTTCATGTAGTCGGCGTACTGACCCATCGTGGCGCTGTTTTGCACGACAATGGCAGTGAGGCCCGTCTGGATGGTTCCTTCAGGGGCAGTTGTGAGTGGAGGAGCGGCTAAATTCTGGTACATGAAAAGTGCGAGCTTATTGCCACTTGAGGCATCCAACATGCGCCGTGATGTAGCCCTGATCCAAGGGGTGTTCCCCTTAAGATTTTCTATAAAAACTTTGTCATAACTGGTGACTACTGACTGAGGTAAATTTGTCGTCAGGTTCGACGCCGGACTCACGCCAACACCCAACACGCCATGAGCATGAACTTTGCCCACGTTGCCCGTATAGAAGAAGAACTGCCCACCGAAGGCGCAGATGAACTCTATAGTCGGGACCATAATTTTGCGGAAAAACACTCTGCCGCGCTCGGCGGCCAGCGACGTTGTGCGCATTGAAGTCTCTCCCTGACGGGTAGATTTTGTTTGCGGGTCTTGGCCGCTTCAGGAGACTCCGGTTTGTCGGAGTGTTGTACCGCACAGTAGCCGAAGTTTTATCTTCGGATTGCCATTGCTGGCGTTGGTGCCTGTAGGTTATCCACGGCACTGCGGAAAGCAGGGTCGCGGAGTCGCTCGTTGTACTCGGCTCGAGGCATTCGTTGTAGCTGGTCCCACGTAATGAGAGGCGCTTTGGGCCGTGGCGTTGGGCGCATCGCATTAGCATCGGAGTTGCGCAACCCGGAAGAGTGATTGCGTTGGCGCGAGATTGGAGTTGGTACACGGGCGGGTGGAGGTGATGGAGGTGGCGGAGAGGCCACCTCCTCTTCGTTTTCTTCTTCTTCGGGTTCCTCTGGCGCTAGCTCCAGAGCGCCATCATCTACGAGTTGCTGATAGACGATGGCAAGGTTGTTACGGGTGAGATCGTAACCCGCTGTACGCAGCGCTTGGAAGAGAAGCGCCTGATTGTTGGGTGTTGCATAATATTCGGGGTTCTCCTGCCTGAAGGCTTCGGCTTCGGCGCGATAAAAGTTGTCTGCGGCCTCGCGATCAAACTGGGAGAAGCGTTGCGCCATCATCGCCGGGGGCGCACCCGATTTTGCCGTCACGATCTCGTCAATCACCTCCACGACCTTGTTGGGATCGGTGATCTCACTCGACATTCTCAACCGGTCAGCGGCGGTGATCTCCCTTGGTTCCACCTTCATGGGAACCCTGCCGGTATCGGGTTTTAGCCTGCCGATGGTCCGGTTTGCCTGAAGTAACGCCTCGGCCTGCAAGTCGGCTATCTCTTCTATTGTTTTCGCTTTGAACGTTGAGAGGCGACGGCCTGCGTTGTTCTCGATCACAAGGGTTATATCGCCGTTTTCATCGGGCTGTTTGTTATTCAACCAGCGTTTCTTCATTGGGAAATCTCCTAATAGGGTCCATAGCTGTCCTCGTGTTCGGCGAAGTTTGTGGGGTTAAGAATGTTTTCCCGTTCCATCTCTTCGTCTGTAAGGCTGGGGAGTTTTATGGGTTCTTCAACACTAGACATGTAGGAGCTAACAATCTGATCCAGTTTTTGCTGTACATGAACGAAGATCATCCATGCGGCCTTGCTCATTTTGTGATTGGCAAGTACCTGTGCTTCTTTCTCTGCGTCCGTGTTGATGAGTTCCGTCTCGACTTCAATGCAAACCTGTTCCATCACATCCAGAAGGTCGGGCCATGTCTCGCTGTTGCGCAGCGCATACAGGTTGCGCATCTGGTTCGGTCCCAGCCGGGAGGTCACGCCGAATCTTCGCTCCGTGCGTATGCCGTCCATCACATGCCTCCTGACGGGCCGTAGAACTGGCTGGCCTGCATAGAACGCTCGTCGGCAGTGCGTTCGGCGAAACTGGATGCGCGTTCCAGCGGCGATTCGACTAGTTGTTGATGCTGGGTATCGACGGCTTTAACCGCCATGCGGCCTTTGATCTTCATATCTTCAAGCTGCAAGGCATCCTGCTGTTTCTGTTGCTGCTGTTGCGCTTCTGCCTGTGCCTGTTGTGCCTGCGGATTGCTCTGTGCGAGCATCTGTTTTTCCTGATCCGTCATCTCCACAATCAGGTCGCGTTTGTTCTTCCACTCCGAGACGTCCATCACCATGTTGGTGACTTCGAGGACGTTGACCTTCCATCCGATCTGGCTCATCTGCTGAAGCAGGGCTTGATTGCCGAAAACTTCGAGCAGGAAGGGGAGGGCCTGAGCCATGCGAGCGCGTGCCGCCAGCCGGGTGCCTGCCAGTGTGTCGAACTTAATATCGGCGTTAAGGAAATCGTAGAAGTCGACGTTGATCGCCTGCGCCAGATGGTCGGCAAGCAGTCCTCGAATTTCTGCTGGGGCCATGCGTTGCCGCACGTTGTACCAGAGAAATTCGAGGAAAGGGATAAGGATGCCGTCTACGATACGCTCTACCGGCGCTTGCAGACGGCCTTGGGCAGCAGACTGGATCATTCCCGCCCCTGTACCGGAACGACCCACGCTGCTGCCACGACCGGGGAGAGCACCCTGTACTGCGGCCTGATCCGCGCCCGTGGCGGCGTCGGCTGTCATATTCGATATCTGGAGTGCTCGCCACGCGTCCGCAGGCACCTGCGGCTGCTGGACGAGCGTGACCGCCCTTTGTGGATCGCCGTCCACCAGCCGGATGCCACCGAGACGGCGGCGCATGTCCTGTGTGGGTACGTTGGCACCACGCGAGATCAGGTATTCGGGCTGGACGGCAAAAGCGATCAGGTCCAATGCGGCATTCGTGAGGCCCTGATCGATCCTTTGGTCGCTTCCGGCTATACGGCCGACGCCCACGCCCATGGCCGCGTTTTCGATGTTCCAGAAGTTCGCCGAGAGGTAGGGAATCTGGCCCAGCTTGTGCTTGCCGTTGCGGATAACCACCTTCTGCTGAAGGACCGTCCGCACCACGCCTTCGCTCCACCACTCCAACACCTGCATGGGCTGGTCCAGAGGGTCGGCGCTCCAGCTGGTATCCTCATCCGCAGCTTGGTGAATGCTGGCGTTGGCGGTCATAGTCCGCGAGGTTGCTGACTGCTCATCCACCTGCTCGTAGTCCGAGGTGAAGATGAAGCGCAGCGTGTCGTCATCGGGAATGTCGTAATCAGGGTCTTGGCGAAGCTTTTTCAGGTCGTCATAGTTCAGGTAAAGCTCCTCCACCACCCATCCTGCCTTCCACATCTGGTTCGGGGTTCGCCATTTGGGATTGGGAAAGACCGTTCCCAGTTCGCATTTCTGGAAGATGGGACGTTTCTTTGTCACCTCTTCCGTCTTCTCCTCGAACTCGTCCGACTCCTTGGTGTAGACCAATAGCGGCTGGCCTCCCAGCGGAAGCGTGAAGCGCTGCGGCGAGGCCTTGCGGACGTAGTGCGTCTCCATCTCGGTGTACTCTTCCCAACCGATTTTGAAGATCACCGTGCCTTGGTTGACCATGCCTTCGATGCCATAGCTCATCTCGCTTTTGAAGTCGCAGAGATCGAGCATGATCGCCAGCAACTCCTTCCACGCTCGCGCTGAATCTTGGTGGACGTTGGGCCGGGGGCGAATCTCGAAGGGGGTGGGATCAGAAAAAATCGCGCCGGTTATAGCTGGCGCGAGTGAATTAACCTGTTTGGCTACGTTGAACCTTGAAACGTTGGAACGGGAGACGCTGCTGCCTTCGAAGACCGCTTGGGTGCGTGGTGATTGATAGAGCGTTAGCGACTCTCTCCAGTGCAACACCCACAAGCGATCAGTCAGCCACGCACTTGCACGGTTGTAGTCCTGAACTACGATTGAGAGAACCGCAGCGTCGGTGTATTTAGGATCAGGTACAAATCCCGCAGGCGTCGAAACGTCTTGTGGTAGTACCGGAGCGCTCCATGACCCATCTGCCAATAGGGGTAAGCCCATCGCAAATACACCTCACACCGATAAGTTCTCTTGTCGGGTTCGGGCGGATTTAGGTCGCCACTGCCGCGCACACCATGAGCGCTTTGGGTAAAGCGCTGTTCGTTTGCCGCTAAACTACACCCTCGTAACCTTTATTTCAATTACCTTTCGCTACTTTTTCGCTTAAATCTTAAGGTTTCTGCCGCTACCGTCCCATCCGAGGCCTGAAGGTAGGCTTGCCCCCGCTAACGAGATGGCTCTTGGCGGTCAGTCGACGGGGTGCGCCGGGGGATAATGCAGCCTTGCGCAGCTTCGATCCGCTCATCTTTTTCAGTGCTCTGCCTGCTTTAGCCATGTTGTCTCCTTTCAATATTCCAAACCCGGTATGAGAACTTCAAGGCCCTGCGCAGTTAGCTTCTGGTCCTCGATGTACTCGGCTTCGATCTCCCTGACTTCCGGCTCTAGTGGCGCTGGTGCATACGGCCCTTTGCCGTAAACCAGATTGAAGTGATCGCGCTCGCGCATCATCTCCCACGCCGCCTCGTCATCGGTACGGTTGCTGGCTACCGAGATTGGCAGTCTGTCGGCAACCTGCGAGATCACGTCCGGCAGGCCAGTTTCATCACTCATGCCGTACTCCAAAAATCCTGTAATCAGCGGTTTAGTCTTGATGCCGGTCGAAAACAGCAGCCTTGAGGTAGCGATCAGGGCCTCCATGGAGCGGATGCGGATATCGCGCTCGCCTGCATCTTCGGTGAAGGGCGTCCACCTGATACGAACCGGCCATCCCGTCGACAGCGCGTAATTGTCGATGGCAGGCTGCATAAGACGTGCCCCCGGCGAGTCTTCGATGGCTATCAGGTGCTGTCCGTGCTTCCGGGCGAGGTCATGGATCGTTTTGGCCATCACCGAGGGCTTGTAGTGCCCCTGAATCACATCCACGATATACATGCGGTTGTGGTGCTCGATCCCCACCGCCCCCGATACCGTCTCCCACTTCTGCGAGCGGCAGGGCAGGCGGAAGGCAATCGTCGCCGCGCCTTCCATCGGTATCCGGTTCTCGTCGATCATGGCTTCCATAATCTCGCGCTCGCCAAAGATGATCTCGGCAGCGCCGTAGCTGTCGAGAAGATATTGCGACATGAAACTGGCGTAATCGGACTCGTACTCCTCGCGCAAAAAGTCGTAACTGAGGATCGACGGGAACAGCAGTTCGACTTCTTCTTCGGCAGGGAAGCCGTTGGGATCGAGGCGAGCGCCGCTCCTGAGTCGCAGGGCTGGCTTGAACACCCGGTCATAGCTTCCGGGGCGTGCGGTGAGCAACTGGTCGTTGAAGATATCGCCATTGCCGTATGGCGTGCCGATGACGACCTCGAAGCCGGTAGGCTTCAACACCTTGCGGCTGAGTTTGTAGGCTTTGGTGATGCGCTTGCGTGCGGTAAAGGTAGTGCTGTTCCGGTTATTGGCGAGATCGTCGAAGATCAGCACATCGGGATGCCAGCCGGTTGTCGCCGAATCGATGGAGTTGGCCCACAGCAGCGGTTCGATGATCTTGGGATCGCGTTGCCTGAGCGCTGCGGTGAAGATGCCGGACTCCCGCTGCCGGAGGATGCACAGTTCGGGAAAGAGGGCCTGAAACAGGGTCAGGGGCCGGTTGCCGGAGCGCACGAAGAAGCTGGCGATCTGGTCGACGAAGGCAATCGACAGTTCCTTGCCCCCCGACATGAGCAGGATAGAGATGGTCATGTAGTAGTTCAGGATGAGTTGAACGCAGTAGCCGATATCGATGGTGGTCTTGTAGGTATTGCGCGGCAACAGCAGCGAGCGCCGCCGCTTGATGCCGTTGCCCAGTTCGCCGACGTTTTTGTTGGGATCGATCGCAGGGAAGAAGTGCAGGGCTTCGTGGTGAACTTCGTCCGTCACCATGCAGTAGCCCAAAACATAAAGCAACGCTAGAAGGTTGTTCTGGCAGACGCGACGGCCATCTTCGCGAAGGTCTTCGTTGTCCAGCACCATCGCGGTAAGCTGCGCACGCCATAGGCGATTGTCCGCCTTCTCCTGACTGGAATCACGCAAGCGCCTCCAGTCAAAGTGCTTCATTTCGACTCCCTGAGGATGCCGATAGGCCGCTTCACTTCTTCCGTCGCGTTGCCCTCCACCATCTTTACATCGATCAACCCACCTTGGATCGGGCGAATGAAGAGGGCTTTGCGGTCTTGCCCGATGTAATTGCGCTTCAGCCATTCGCCAAAGGCATAGATATCGGTGATACCGGGGGCGGTCATACCAGCCTCACCTTGTCGATGAAGATTTCAAATAGCTCCCACAGCGCGGTGGCGGCTAGGATGACGATTTTGACGAGATAGCGGATGCGCTCGGCGGTGATGAGGTCTATGAGCGGGAGGATGATGAGGGCGACAAGCAAGGTAACGATGACGAGGAGCATTGCGAGGCCTCTGGTTTTCGTCGTACCGTGATGCGCGGAACGGTCACGGTGTAACCGTCCTTGAAACCTATGGTGGTGTTTTTACCCTTAGCGCCAAGGAAGAGTTGGCAGGGTTGGCCCTTGCGATCTTTTCCGTCTGGATCGGTCAATCCGGCACCGTGGAAGACGTAATCGAAGGGCGTTGGCTCTGGAAGCTCCCAGAACGACTTAAATTTAGCACTCATTGGCGACTCCTGCCTCAATTTGTTTTTTCTCCCACTCCCGCCAGCGCTTGAAGGATTTTCTCTCTTCCGGCGTCGACGGCTGGCCGCAGTAGCGGCATTTCCGCGCTTCGGCACGCGCTCGCAGGTATCGGTTGCGAATTTTGGCGTGAGCATCGGTGCAGGTGATGGAGCGGCGGCGTTTGCGCTCCACCGATACCGCATCCCCACACACCACACAGCGCACCTCTACATCGTCGAGACTCATTCACCCTCATTTCGGATTTGGTGTAGGTGGAAACAGTTGGGGTGAACGTTCACATATTCGTCGGTGGGTGGAAGTATGAGCGCCATGGTCACGTCATGCGGAAGTAAATCGTAACGTGCGGCTTTTATCTCATCCCATGTTGGATATCGGTAAGGCTGGGAAATGCTAAGGTGCCATCCTATCCCCGGTTCCTGGCCAACAAAAACGCAGCAATCTCCCCACTTATAGCTCTTGCAGTAAGGCATCGGAGATGGTGTGATCTCTTTCCAACGATCCTTCATTTACCCTCCAGCCGGGTTATTTGAAATTCTGTGTGCGGATTCCAGCGTTGATCCTTGTGTGGGGTAACGATGAATGGAGCGACGAAAGCATCCGAGTGGATGCACCCGCAGTCCACCAGACTGTCGCATATCAACTTTCCTGAATTGTCGGCATCGAGGCGCTGGCCTTTGCCGAGGTAGATATCTACCTTCACCTCATATCGCACCTTGCGGCGCTCGCTGGCCGTGGCCGGGGCCACGGTGCGGCCTTGGTTGAAAACCGCAACCGCAGCCTTGAAGGCCTTGGCTTCGTTCGTCAATCGGAAGCTACGGATGAAGGTCACGCCCTTGCGATAGACAGTTGGCACCTTATAGTGGTTCACCGACTGCGGCACCAGAGGCACGGAGAAGAAAACCGTTTTTTCAATATCTTGCATGACTCATTGTATAGTCATATTTATGACTATACAAAGTCCAAAAAAAAAATATGGCAAGCGAAGGCCAGAGGAAAAATATGTGACGCAAAGCATCCGCATCCTCGCCAAAGACAATCTCAGAATGAAGCGCCTCGCTGAACGCAGGGGAATGTCCTTCAATTCATGGCTGGTTGAAGTTTTGACGGCTAAGTTGCGGCCCAAAAAGGAGGCAAAAAATGGGACGGACGTTTGAGAGCCAAGCTGAGTTCATGCAACGACTGAAAGAGGTGATGGCGCAGGAGGCCGAGGATCACCCTAGAACCGATTGGATGTATCTATCCTTCGCCGGGGAAGAGGACTTTAACGGTGGAGTTATCGTTAAGGCCCATGGCATTGCCCACGCCGTGTACATAGCCACCAACTTAGGCATCAACCCCCACGGTGAGGTGGTCGGACATTTCATACCCGCAGAGATGATGCCGGATATGCAATGGGTGAACCGGCTGCTCACACTGGACCAACTTAAGGAATTTTGGCCGGACATGGAACGGCTGAGTGTACTGGAGAAAGAAGGAGAATAAATGGCTACCCTGATTCGAGTTGATGGCACCCGCGAAGTTCTGACCCCACCCAACGGCACCAACTGGCTGCTGGAAGAGATGCAGGCGCTTGTCGGCGGCTACATCCAGATGCTACGCACCCGTACTGGCGACTACATGATTACCGATGAAGAGGGTAAGTTGAAGCAGAAGCCTAAAAACTTCATCGCCACCGCGCTTTACGTCTATGGCGCTCACCACTCCGTTGTGGGTGACGTGCTGGTGATCGACAACGCGCTTGAGTTCAACGGACCGGACGAGGATGACGATGACGACGATCTGGACGAGGCCGAAAAATTCGAGGACGAAGACGAGGATGACGATGACGATGAATGAGGGATGCAGGGAACTTGTTGCCGCCGTCGACGAACAACTGGCAGCGCTGGACTCGATGCGCCACGCTACGAGCTATCTGGCGAAGCAGCTTCATGGGAAGATGACGAAATCAGAGGCGTTAGGCAACATCATGGCAAGGGCTGTGTTGATTGCACTGCGCGAAGACATTATCAAAGAGTGGCAGGATTTTTTAAGTGAGGTTGAAAATGGAGCAAGAGAGAGAAAAGCAATTTGCGGAGAAGGCAGCGAAAGCGGTTCTTTGCCTAATTGACGAGGCCTTCGAGCGCCACGAGTTTCCGGCGCTGGGTGATATTGAAGATTGTCTGGCGGACGAGCTTGCGGCGTTCGGAAGGGCAGAGCAGATTGAAAAACAAAGAGGATGATCTCACCACTTACCGGATGCAGCAGCAATTATGTCCGAAGTGCATGGTGATGCTGGACGCGGCCACCAACGCCAGCGGCCACAACGCGCCAGTGCCGGGAGATTTCACTGTCTGCATCAACTGTGCCGCGATCCTGACCTTCGACACGGACATGCAACTCCTCCCGGCCGAACTGGGCGACATACCCACCTATGTCCGTTCCAAGTTCGCCCGGTTGAAGATGTTGATCGAGGAGCGGAACCGTGGAACAAACATCAGCAAGTTGTAGGAATCAAAATAGATACACTTAAAGTTGCACTTTAGGTCGTGCGATCTGATAGAGTGTTCTCAAACGTCAACCGGGAGGGAGACGGTTTCTGGCAAAACGCTGACTGATCCTCAGCGCAGTGGAGGGGAAAGACTCAAAGCTTCCCCCTCCTGCCTTACTTTGAGAAGGAACGCTATGTTGAACACTGGACTTAATTTTTTATCGGGTTTATCTTCGACGACATTGAGTTTGTACTTTGGCGGCAGGATCGGGCATCACGCCGACTTGCCCAACAGCTTTGCCGGTGGACGATTTAGGCCCGGCAATAGCTCTACCCGCAAAAGTAATGCGGCAGGGGATTAATGGTTCGGGCCTTTACACCCTCGCCTCCGCTGCCGCACTGTTTCAAACTTGACAGATCAATTAAGACTTGAACTGTCCTGACTGACGGTTGCGAGCCGATTCAGTCAGTACATATCGTGTGTAACCCCCCTGAGGAGCACCCACAGCGGCCATAGGAGGCCACATGTCCCGAAGTATAGTCACGCCTGCGCAAAAAAGCAACTTTTCCCAGCCAAATAACGCTAAATTCATGCGCCGCGAAGCGGTCGGATATGACTACGTTCCAGTACCTTCCGGCATTCACAAAGCTAAGATGAAGTCGGGACCGCAGCAGCTTTGGACCTACCTGCTGGGGCAGGCAAGGCGGGGAATTTTCGATCCTTCAAACCTAACCATGGCGCGAGCTTTGGGAAAGAGCGTTCGCCAGATCATCCGGTGGAAGAACTGGCTGATCGCAAACGGGTGGCTACAGGCGATAAAACGCCGGTTGTCACAATTCATGAATCACACCAACTTATACAAAATATTAGGGTTAGAAGAGGGGGGTGACAAAAATGTCATACAGAAGATTAGAAAGGTTTTAAATACCACTACACCGCCTCGCGAAAATCCGCGAGCGGCCTACGAAGCTAGACGTGAGCAAGACCGAAAGGACCGGGAGCGGATTCAGCGGCAGCACGAAGAGAAGGCGTCATTTTGGGAGAAATGCAAGCAAACGCGGGTATATCAAGCGATAGCACGCGATAGACGCCTCTCAGAGGCCTGTGTTGGCATGTGGAGGGGTGAGAGCACGGAATGGACGCCTGCGGAGGTGGAGGCGTTCAAAAAGCGGGATGCAGAGCGGCCTAAGACTCTTCTGGAGTTAATTCGGGCGGGAGGTGGGTTATGAGGGATCGGCTAGCTCGGCGTAAGTTCCAGCAAATCCGTGAGATACAAAAATGGAAAACTGACTATGCGGAGTGGCAGAATGCGTGGAGAGAGTGTAATGGTATGCTCACCCGATCACAAATTAGAGAGGTCCAATGTCCTAAATGCGGAGCAGAAAAAGGGGAAATTTGCATCTCGTTAGGAGGAAAACAGAGAAGGGTAAATCATATGGAACGTCTTGAAATTAGAGCGGAAAAATCGAAAACTAGAAGACCTATGCCGCCATCTCTACCATCTTTCATTATGGATAAAATATTGCGCTGAGGTTGTGTGAGGGGGTGGGAAAGTAGCCAGAGGTGGGTAAATGGCGCACAAAGACGTGGGAAGGCCCGTTGCCGCTGTGCCGGTGGTGCAAGGTGAAGGGCGCTACTCGGTCTGGCCGGGGCCAATTTGTGAGCCTGTTTTGTGGTTCCGTCTGTGCCTCGAAATGGCGATCATGGGAGTTGGAGAAGGTGAGAGAGTTAGCTAGAAATGGCTGTTGCATCACCGTCCACAAGGGGGTTTGATGGCTGTCATAGACTTATTTATGAGGATGATACCGAGGCATGAGCGCCTACTGAAGCGTCTGGTGGAGCAGAAGGGTATCGATAGGTATGGCGGGATCGGCTGGCGTGGCCTGATGGACGAGAACGAGCTATACACCATCGACCAGTTATTCAAGCCGCTGATCGAGCGAGGTCTGGTGGAGGACTTGTCGGCGACCGAGCTAGGCCAGCGAGGAACCTACTTCGTCAGGATCACCCCGTTAGGAGAGCATTGCCTTTCACTTGGACTTATGTTATTAGAGCCGCGCTCGATGACGCCTCGCGAGATGGCTGTGATCGCCAGAGAAACAAAATCATTGACAGAATAAATGTGACATGATTACATTATTTATTCAACGCTATTGACAAGATTACCTTACTAGCGTATGTATTCACGCGCCTT